TTCAATTTAACGGGACATATATTAGTTGCACAGCCTAAAGGTATCGATTCTATTTTTACTAAAAGTGTTGTATTAATTGCCAAGCACGGGGCAGATGGTGCTTGGGGAATTATGGTCAACAAACCAACTCCAAAAGTTACACTGGATGCTGTGATGTCTTCTACAGGTATACAATACACAAATCCTGAACCAATTTATGTAGGCGGACCAGTCGATCATCATCGTGTTCATGTTGTCCATAGTTTAGACTGGCATGTTGCATCTACTGTAATGGTAACTCCTGAAATCGGCATTACCAGCGAATTAAGCGTTATGACCGCAATTGCCGGTGGTGTAGGTCCTAAACTTTATAGGGCATGTGTGGGAGTAAGTGTTTGGGGAGCAGGGCAGTTAGAAGGCGAATATAAAGGACTGCCACCCTGGAAATTAGAGCATCGTTGGTTAGATGCTCCTGCTACAATTGATGCTGTATTCAACTTTAAAAATGAAGAACAATGGGAAAAGGCAATTGATTTAGTTGCCAGTTCCAAAGTTGCAGATTTGTTTTAATCTTTTTCAGAGTTTAGAGATTTAATAATATCTCTAATCTGTGCTGAATTAGAAGTTGCCTTAACTTTGCCAATACTAACCCCTGCATTGGGATTTGTAATTTCTCCTGTAGATTGATCTACTACAGTCGATGTCTTCTTTAATCCATCCAAAATACTAGCATTAGGTTTGTTTGATTGAGCATTGCTACCGTAATCGTCTTCTTCGAGATCTTTAATACGTAGCGTATCTACATCAAATTCTAAGTCAACTTTTTGGCCTACACCGCTACTACTACGTGTTTTCATGAACTGGATTTGATAGCGTCCACGCTCACGCATAGCACGACTTGTAAAGATACCAATCACATTATCAGCAGTTTGAATCTTACTCAAGCCGCCTGAAATATGGCTGTGATCGAATTCAATTTCTTCAACAGCACTTCTGTTTAACTGTGAAGCAGTTACCACAATACAGCCGGTTTCCATGGCCAAATTACGAAGTTCTTCTGACACATATTTGTCCTTGACAAAAAGATCACTCGGACTTACCTTTACAGATAGAGGCATCATAAGGTCTAAGTAGTCCACTAAAAGAATGTCGGCTTTTTTGCCTGTTTTCACTTGATATTCTTTTAAATATGACCTTAAATCATTGCAATTTTTGCCGGAAGGCATATATTTTATCTGGATTCCGCCTGCCTTCTTGCCAGTGAGCTTAACCTTCATTTCGACGTCGTCTAAATTACGGAAGATGTCTTTATTGGCAACTCCTGTGATCATACTATCAATACGCATACCCACTAATTCTTCTGCCAACTCAAATGTAAAGTAAATTACATTCAAGTTCTGCATGGCAAAATTCACGCCAATATTGGCTAAAAATAGCGATTTACCGCCACCCGAGCCTGCGCAGAAAATGTCCAGTTCACCACGCTTGAATCCGCCATAAAGTTTCTTATCAATGCTGGGCCAGCCTGTTGAAATCTGTCCATTGTTGTCTTTCAACTTCAACAACCGGGCACGAGGATCTTCAAAATAATCAGTACCCATATCCTTGTTTAGGCTAATCTGCACCGCATCTTTGATCAATTTTTCTACCGGACCATACTCACCTTTTTCCAGCATGTCGGCAGATTTTAAGATAGCACGTTCCATGGCTTTGTGTCTGCTAAAGTTTTCAAACTCAGTCATTAGCCAACTGTAGTTCTCTTTTGGAACATCATGTGCTGACTTAAAATCTTGTTGACAACTAGAGTTTACAATGTCTAATTCCGGCATGACCTTATACTGATCTACATAGTCAGTAATGAACTTGGCCGATTCTTGAAATTTGCGATCAAAGTTTTCTGGGTCAAAAATATTCTGGCATCTAACAAATGTTTCAGCATCTGCCAAAAACATTTCCAAATACAATCTTTGTAAATCTGCGTTATAATTCGACATGTTCTAGTTTCTTCTTAAGTAGTTGTTTTTTAATTTCGTTGGTTTCTTTGTAGTGTAGGATTGTGAACAAAGTATACACTCTTCCAAATTTTTTCACAGCATCTGCGGCATCTTTTATGTTATCTCCCCAGTCGGGCATACTAACTGTCCATCCCTGTTCAATTGCTGTTTGTATCATTTTAGCACCTGGCTTATCCCTGTCGGGCACCACAATAACTTCACGCCCTAGTGCATTTAATCTCATTATCTGTGTATCGCTTGGCTCATTATGAGAAATAGCACAGCCGTCTACCGCAATGGCGTCTAACTGTCCTTCCATTACTAATACATACTTCCTGTCAACGGCCTGTCTATCTATATTGAATACATATCCAGGTTGACTATGTGTTAGATATTTAGGTTTGCCTTCTGTTATCTTGCGTCCTGTATAGCCTACTACCTTGCCATCTTGATAAAATGGTATCAATAGTCTATCTCTATAACCAGGAGCATAAGACCAACTCCAGTTGTACCAATCTATATCCATACCTCGTCCGAGTAGGTATTTGTATACGGCTAACAACTGTTCTTGCACATCATCGGGCAGATCCTCTCTAGCCCATTCTACCAAGGACATTGTCATTTCAGGTAATGCTACTTCCTTGAGTGTTAAATTTATCTCAATTTTGATAATGGGGATGTTTTCTTTGAGTTGAAGTGCATGTAGTGATAATTTTTGTAGTTCACTGTCTGGAACTCCTAACCAACTAAAAAGACTCTTTGTATTCTTGCTTAGAAGTTTACCCGGCATCCAGCCCGCTTTGAAATTACAGTTGAAACAGTGATATTGGAATCCGTCTTCTTTAAACATGATACCAGCTCGACCCCTGGTATCAGCACGTTCCCCATTATGGACACAGCATGGCGCATTGAAACTAGTCCAACCGCTAGGAGTAGCCTTTCGTTTAGGTGGCAATACTGTCTGAACTGCTGTCTGTATGAGATTCATACAGCAAGTTTAACTTCTGTATTGGATTTTGTCAACTTTTCCGCAGGGGAAATACTCCGTACCAGGAGTAGGATTGCCCGGCATTTGTGGGCTATAATAGTTACTAGCGCCGTCGCTATCTGGAATCCATAATACACGAACATCACTCCAACTACCTACAGCATTCTGATAGATAACTTCGGTTGTAGGAGTTGTATATGTCAATGTTGCTATGGTCGCATAGTTAGCAAACGTACCTGGATCATTTTGCAATGTTGCCTGTACCAAAATAGTACCTTTGAATTTATTTAAGTACAAGGCCAGTGTTGTAACTTGATTCTTCTCTGGATAGGAACGAAGATTACCCGTATAAAAATTATATCTCAGTGTACTACTGTTGTAATAAAGTTGCCATTTGGAAATTTCCACAGTCGGCTTCGGTGTTGGGAACATATCCGCAGTGAGATGTAGGGTTCCGTTAATACCGTAGTAGGTATTTGAATATGTTGCTAGATTTGCACCATCTCCATCTACTTGTGTAATTCCAAAAGTATAAGATGTAGGTTTTAGTGCTCTTGTATCATTTTCATCTAATGTCAACAGAGCGTACCCTCTAGTAGCAGTTGTAACTCCGTCATCTAAAATGTCAATAGACTTAGAAAGTAAAAGACTATTATCAATACTGTCAAACATGTTGAAAGTAAAATTATTGTTAAATTTAATTTGCGTTCCAGTATTAATATCTAGCAATAAAGGGCTTAGGAATTGATCAATATCTGGGTTATACACTGGATTTTGTGTGTTTATTATAACTGTTCCGGATCCTATTTCTGATACATAAGTTCCTACCTGAAAATAAGTTAGAGTAGAATTAATAGACGGAGTCATCCCTAATGCAATAGATGCAGTGTTGCTCACTGCTAGAACAAAGGTATTTGACGAAACAAAATTAGAAGTAGTTGTTATCGCAAGAATTCTGACGGCTTTTTGATCGGAGTTTTTAAACTGAAGTTGGACTTTATTTTTAAGTCCTTTTTGTATTTTTATTTCGCGTTGGTACATAACGTTGTAGGCTCCTTTGACTCCTTCGTCCAAATCCACTAGCAGATTGATTTTATTTGGGTATAAATAAACTGGTAAATTTTGCATACCTATATTTATTGTAATGACACCCAAGGACGGATTCCAAAAACAATTTCCATTCATATCCTGTATTAAAACCACAGAAAATGAGTACGTCGGCATCGTGATTAATCTTGATGATAGCGTGGCCAGCATATATGATTTTAATGTAATACGTACAGAAAATGAACGTAAAATATTTTTAGAAATGGGCGATGTTTGGTGGTGGGAAAGCAACAGGAAAATACCAATTAATATTTTCCTTAAAGAAGAAATGTCAGTTTTTAGACCTTACATAAAAACATTCAACGCCAAAGATGTTGAAGTATTATTTGGTCCAATAGTTAATCTCAGCGAGATTGCTGAGAAAAGAGTCAAACGTAAATCAATTCAATTAGTACGAAGCGTTAAGAAAATTCGTAACTAATGCCTTCGCAAATCAAATTCATCTGAACCACAATTGCCATAGCGTAAGCAGTTGCATGACTCTTCTTAAAGAAGTATTCATCACTGTCTGGTTTAGTCCAAACTTCCTTCATCACGGTGTCCCAATCTTTTCCTGCTAGATGTCTTTTTGCGGGCCTTATCACTGCGAGTACCGCGGCGAGTTGGCTGATACTCGTCGGCTTCATCGTCCTCAAAATGTTCCCGTGGCCGTTTACGTGAAACAACAGGTTCGAAAAATCGTCTTGTTCCAGAAGATCCCATAATGGTTCCCTATTCATTAAATCAATTAAATGTTCCTCGTTCCTAATGCCTTGGTACATGCTGACATTAAGAAAATCGATCTTAAAATAACCTCTCTGCTCTGCTTCTTTATAATCTATAGAAGCCATATGCGTTAGAGGATTTAGGGGGATTTCATGACAATAAACTCCTGTGTTGTGTTTCTTAGACTTGTCAATAGTCGCAGGTACATGCTTGATTATATCAAGTACTTTTGATCTATCAGCAAAATCAATATCAATATCCGGCACGTCTAATCTCGTCGTATGTTGGTGCGTAGTTACCGCGATGTTGTACAGTAATTCCTGAAGCAACATTAGCAAATAGTATAGACTTTTCTATGTCTTTTGTAAAGAGATATTGGGTAACCAATGCGGCTAAGAATGTATCGCCACATCCGCATACATCCATAACTTCAACTTTCTTAGTTGGATACACTTCACCGTTGTACATAGCACCCTTACTACCTAGTGTAACAATTAAATTATCGTGTTTAGAATTAGAAGCGTTAAATTCCATTTCGTTAATTTTAACA